CATAATATGACTACAGAACTGACATTACGATTTCAAGCTGCACCTGCGGTGCTTTTCTTGCAAACCCAACTGCCTGCAAGAATGGTCGTAGATTTAAACAAATACATGAACGCTAGACACAAAAAGGGCGGTGAGAGCTTCGCAGATAAGCTAGTTGGGCAAATAAGTCATGGTGAACAGCTTAAAATGGATCAAGAAGATCCTTTGGTACAACCATTCGTACAGACTGTTGCAAATATGTCACAATCGTACCTCGAACAATTCTCAAAGATGATAGGGGTTAAACCCTTGAAAAGACTACCAGGAGTTCACAGCTTATGGTCAGTACACTCATACGAGAGGGATTATAACCCAGTTCACGATCATGGGGTTGATACGATAATGGGTATATCCTTTACCACATGGACAAAGATACCCAAACAAATAGCCGATGGCGAGGAATATAAGGCATCAGCTTTATATAACTCAAGCGGAGTAGCGGATGGATATTTACAATTCCACTTCGGTCAGACAGGAATAAGGGGTTTAGAAGAGCTTAGACCACCTTTTTCTAAGACTGTAAAACCTGAAGTTGGCAAATTGTATATGTTTCCGTCTTGGTGTCAGCATTGCGTCTACCCATTTGAGGGAGAGGGCGAAAGACGGACTGTTGCTGGAAACCTCAACATGTTCCCTCATGCGAACAGTTGAAGAAGATATTATATCTTGGGCTATAGATCATGTGGAAAAGACTGGGGATAAATTCCCTATCTGTCCGTATGCAAAAAAGGCACGACTTGAAAACCAAGTCAAAATCGTCATCGTAGACAAATGTGATGACTTTTTGGAACGTGTTTGTGAAGAAGCAGGGGGTTTGTTTCAAAATCGCTTAAAATTGATTATTCTGGCGTGTTCTGATATGCAGATAACCCCAGATACCTTAAACGACTATACCCATGCTCTAAATCACGTTTATGTGCCTTTAAACACATATTTAATGGCATCGTACCCTGAAGATGAACAAGAAGAGTTCATGGAGGGTGATTGGGAGCCAGACAACGAATTCTTTATGGTACTTATCCAGCCATTCAAAGAACTAGAGGATGCGTCAGCTCATCTAGAGAAAATTGGATATTATAACAACTGGAGTCAGGAATATTATGCTGACACCGTACTTAAACGACAATCATATAGGAGGATATATGGCAAGAGGAATGAAAAAGCGTTCAAAAAAGAAACCTATGAAAAAAGGAATGAAAAAAGGAAAGAAAAAGACCAATAAGAAGAAAAAAGGTCTTTTAATAATGATGGGCTAATGGCTAAAAAGAAAGCAATCCCAACGAATAAAGCCTTGTACTCACGTGTCAAGGCAGAAGCAAAGCGAAAGTTCAAGGTATATCCTTCAGCTTACGCAAACGCATGGCTTGTTCGCACATACAAAAAACGTGGTGGCGGTTATAGGACTGCGTAATGGCTAAACCAACAGGGGGATTGACTGCATGGTTTGGCAAAGGACCAAAAGGGGATTGGGTTGACATAGGAGCACCGAAGAAAAAAGGTAAGTTCCAAAAGTGTGGGCGTAAATCTGCGACTGGTTCAAAACGAAAATACCCAAAATGCGTGCCAAGATCAAAGGCAAAAAGCATGACAAAATCACAAATACGTTCTGCTGT